GCTGTCTTAGCTGCATCAAAGTATGAAGATTGTTCGATCTTTGAAAGAACATCGTTCAAGTCTGCGAATGTAACAGCGCCTGCTGTTTGAATGAGGTTAGAAGCTGAGTTGTACTGTGAAACTTCACGATATACAGATGTATATGGTGCTGTGTCTGTTCCGTCTCCTGCAACTGTCACACCAAGGCATGCGTTGTCGAATTTCTTTGCCCAGTTGGTTGCCCACTGAGTCTTGTATGTATTAAGAACATCTACGAAAGAGTCATTCATATCCTCTTCTGAGATGTGCATAATCTTAGCCCACTTACGAGCTGTTAGGGTGATGTCGTCAATTGTTACAGATGATTCACCGATTGTTGCACCTTCAGCATAAACTGCTGGAGCATCTCCAACGAAACGTGGAACACGCTTCACAGAAGTTGCCATTGGCTCACGACGTGCTTGGCTTTCAACTGCAGAATTCTGCAATGCAGCCTGAACAACGTTTGAGCTGTGCTCTTCGATTATGTAACCATTAGCGACAGTAAGTTCTGTTCTTGCCATAATAGTTTTATCCTTTTATAAGTTAGATTTTGTTAGCTTGAGAATTAATATTCGTCCAAATATTTCTGTCTGCAAGCCTAAACGTCCATCTAGCTTGCACATATATATTATACACTATATCACTTTCCAAGTACATATTTTGCTTGTAATTCGGTGGCAGACATAGGAGCATCAATTGTATTGGCTACTCCAGAATCAGCTTTACCTCCAACAATTTTCTTAGGATCAAATAATTCAGGGAAGTCCGTTTTAAGGGCCTCTAATTGAGCTTCCAATCCTTCGATTTCAAAGTCATCAGTCAAATTAATTTCCGATGTCTTAATATACTTAAGTAATTTATCAGCATTAGGAACTCCATTTTCAAGAAGTTGTCTAATTATCTTGTCATTCTTAAGTTTAGTCTGAATAAGGTTAGCCTTTTCTTTTGTAGCCGCAATTTCTGCTTCTATCGCTTCCTTTTCCATTCTAAAACGCTTAGCGTCATTTTTTGCACGGTCCAGAGCAGCTAATACTGCCGCTGGGTCTTTGATCTCTGTAGACGTACCTTCTACGAGTTCATTTTCCATTTATTTCTCCTAATCGTCCAATTAAGGTTCTATATCGCCCTGTTCCTGATCTAGGACAGTGGCTCTTTCTATGGCAGCTTGTTCAAGCGCATAGTTATGTGCATTTATTACTTCAGATGTTGGATTTGCTTGTAATCCTTGTTGATTCATGGATTCTGCCACAACTGCATCTGCGATTTCTGGATCATATCCTGCCTCAAGAAGAATCTGGCGTAATCCTACACCTACAGACTTCTTGCGAACTGCGATATCCCAATTATCTAATGAGTCAATTGACTCTGCATTTTCCCACTTAACTTCTACGTCTGCAGGAATGTTTTCAATCTTGAACATGAACTTAAATAAGTCTCTCCAGGTTGAACCAAATGCAAGCTGACGATTTTGTACCTTCTTGAATAAAGGTGCTTCAGCTACACGAAGTGCTTGGCCTGAAGGAATGTTTGAGCCCTTCAAGAAATAATGATTTGGAGTTGATGTAATTGATGCCATCGCATTTACATATTCCATTACTGGTTCTGTAAATATTGCTGGATCAGCTGCTGGGAATTGTCCAACAGATGAGACTCCTTGTAAATACCAAAGTTCACCTGGGCCATTTTGTAGGGCACCAATGTTCTCTCTAGCTGTATCATCCTCTGAGAAATCATCTAATTCAGATGAACTACCGCCATTTGATAATGCATAGCGCTGTGGAGCACCTTGATAATCAACGGTGAACATGTGAGTTGAGATTAACTTGTTAATTGCATCCTGTGGACCATATGCATCAGCATGTTCTGGTCTTCCGAATGGTTTATGTGTGCGGAAGTGGAATACAGGAATTTCTCCCCATGGATTTGGAATTGTTTCCATCAATGAGAGGTTTATGTTATTGGTAATTGTATCAATATCGCCATATCCCATATACTTCTCAATACGATCTGGATAATACATGTTTAGTTTAATAAGCTTTGTATTTCCATCCAATACTTGCCAAATCTTAGCCGCAAATTCCTTCTGACGAGGATTATCTTGGCTATAGATAATGGTTGTGCTCATAGGTGAGTTGTAATCAATTGCTAATGTTCCAGTTTCATCTGGCCATACAATTGCATATGAATCACCAAATACAAGAGCATTACGGTGAATTTCATTAATATCAAGCTTTAGATCTGTTTGATTCCAGATTTCATCAATGTAAGTCATTGCTTGTTCTGTTCCAGCCAGGATTTGCTTGATTTCAAGGCGGTTGAGAACTGAATCTACAACTGTCTTGCTAAAATTGAATCTAAAATCGCTTCCCTCATATCGAAATACCTTGAACCAGCGTTGATTAGCGAATACTTCGCCATTTACACCTTCATAGTAGGCTTCAGCTTTCTGATAACCTTCTCTTTTGGTCAAAATATTCTCAAGGGCTATTTTAATGTCTGACATATTATCTCCTTAAGTAATTTAACTGCTTTGCAAATACTTTTGGTGCCTTATTATCTAGAAAATATAGAACACCAGATGTTACAGCATCAAGAACGTCATCATGAGACACCTTTGGAAACGAAAACATTTGTTCCTCAAGCGCTGGAAAGTGTGCAGTATGCCTTACTTTTCCCTGTTGATAGAAGTTTAAAGCTTTACCAGCACGTATTTGCTTTGATACTGATTGCTTTATAGATCTATATTTTACAGGAATATCCTTAAATACGTCTTGCCATAGGTCTCCACCTTGGTTTGTTTCAACATATATGACTCCAGGATCATATAGCTCCACCAATGCGGCTACCCGTTCTGACAATTCAGAAGGAGATACTTTCAGCTGAAAAGCATCTCTTACATAAATATTGTCATCTTCTCCTCTGCTCAATACAGCAATACCTGTATAGTCAGAAATCTTTGTTTTAGTCACAGCTGGGTCAATAGAAATGATTGTATTTCCAAACTCTGATTCTCCAATAATAATATCTTCAAATGTCCAGAAGTTACCATCTGTATTTACAGGACGGTTCATATAGTTTTTAGCAAAATCTCTTAGATGTCTTTGGCTTTGAAGCCATTCTAAAGACCATTTCTCAGGCCATACAGAGCGTTCTGAGCCATCATCATTAGATAGGATGGCTGGATAGTAGTGGACACGTACATTCTGGTCTGTAATCCATGATAAAGCCTGATCTCTATCTCCCTGTGAATACTTTCTAAATTGATCCATAATTGAATTAGGCATGGTGGTGGTACCAACAATAATCATTCTGGCATAAATATTCATAGGAGCAATATCATCAAATACAGTATTCATTTGCTTGCCAGCTTGATATTCAGAGTAATTCTTTTCACCCTTCTCAATATCATCAAGAATAATAAGGTCAGGGCGTTGTCCAAATACCTTTTTACCTAGAGAGTTAGTATCGATACCGTTGGCATCGAATATGAAGTCATTTGATTGAACAATACGCCATGAATTATTAGCCATAGCCCTGCCCACACCAGATAACTTAGGACTACATAACTCAGGGTAGTCCAATCTTAAATATTCATTTGTGTCTAGTTCGTTCTTAAATGTCATTAAGTGCGTCTCAGCCTGAGAAGCAGCATCTGAGAATGCAGCTACGAATTTAATATGACCGTGGGCGGCGGCCCACATAGGAAGAATCAAGAAGATCCATGTAGATTTGCCACATTCACGAGGTGCAATAAATGCATCTCTATTTTGCTTAGGTGTAGTTGGCTTTGTGATCCATTGCTTTCCATATTCACCTAGTGCCCAGTGAAACTCTGAAAGTGTAATTTCACCATTTGCATTCTTCAAATGCTCTGGCAAATAGATCAAAGCAAAAAGCATAGGGTCATATTTAGTTAATTCCCGCCTGCCTTCTGGAATTGATAATAATAGAGGATCTATATCATCAAATACTTTTGCTATATCTATCATTTTTACCTTTCAAATTTTTTTACAGTTCCAAATAAAAATTAATTTAATTATTCATTAATTTGGGTGGTCATAGCTTGTCTAATAGATTCATTTCTCATTTTAGCTTCATTCAATATGTCTATTATAGCCAAATCAGATCCATCTTTATTTCTTTGTTCATTAATGTTAGTTGATTTACCTTCAATTAGATTAATTGTTTGTATAGCCTTATGTATAGCATTTGATAACTTATTGATATCTTCTGCCAATAGATCTTCTTGATATAGTTTCTCTATAGATCTATCTAATACTGCCTGTGCCGCCAATACTTTCTCTTTATCTTTATAGAAAATGTCTAATTGTTTTGACATTGATGCTAATGTATTAATGGTCGGAATGTCTAGATTTCTTTGTTTATAGAACTTACTAGCAGTATGATATGAGCCAGGATATCCTAGTTCTCTCATTGCTGGCCCAATTCCCA